GGCCGCCGGCCGAGCCTGATCCTGGCCGACGACATGGAGAACGATCAGGCCGTGTCCACCGAGAAACGCCGGGGAGACCTTCGCCGGTGGTTCACCAAGGCCCTGATCCCGTGCGGGAAGGCCGGGGAGCTCCTGACGATCGTGGTGGGTACCATCCTCCACGCCGATAGCCTCCTGGCCCGGCTCCTGTCCCCGGATCACTTCGGGGGATGGCTCAAGCGGCGGTACGCCGCCCAATACGACACGGCCACCGGCCTGGCCTCCCCGGACGGGACGATCATCCTGTGGCCCGAATACTGGACGGCCGCCCAGCTCGCCCAGCGCCGCCGGGAGATCGGCACCCTGGCCTACTCCCAGGAATACCTCAATCAGCCGATCGACGACGAGTCCGCGATCTTCCGGTGGGAATGGCTGATCGCCGGAATGAACCGAGGCCGGGGCCGCCCCTTCCTCTACCAGGCCCCGCCCCGGGTCCCGTTTTCGGTGGCGATCTCCACCTGGGACCCCGTGGAGCTGGCCGGCCTGGCCGACGTCAACGCCTACCAGGTGGTGGTGACCGCCTGGGACCTGGGGATCGTGGAGGACGCCGCCGAGGCCCGGGAACGGGATTCCGACTACACGGTAGGGATCACCGTGGGCCTGACCCCCGACGACCGCTTCCACGTTGCCCGCCTCTACCGGCGCCGAGGCCTGACCCCGGCCGAGCTCCGGGCCAAGGTCCTGGCCGAGCAGATGACCACCGGGGCCGACTACGTGGTGATCGAGCGCAACGCCGCCCAGCGGATTCACGAGATCGAGCTGCGGGCCGTCCCCGGCCTCCCGATCGTGGGCCACACGACCACCAGCGCCAAGGGCTCGGTGTGGGAGGGGGTCCCCGGCATGGCGCTAATGTGGGAGCTGGGCCGGATCGACCTGGCCCACGCCACCGAGCGGGAACGGTCCAAGGTGGACACCCTGGTCCAGGAGCTCCACGGCCTCGGCCTCGAGGCCCACGACGACACCGTTATGGCCCTTTGGATGGCCCTGACCACGATCCGCCGGTGGATCCGCCGCCGCAACGCTGAACGTGTCAAGCTGATCGGGCCACCACCGCCGGGCTACTACTCCGATCCGTTCCCCCAACGGGAGGCCGCTTGAGCATGACCCACCGACCCTCCACCGAGACCGCCCCCGAGCTGGACGCCCACGGCCGCCGCCCTGGCGACCCCCTCTACGGGGAGCCCTCCACCACCCGGAAGGTGGTCCGCCTGAACCCCCTGGCCGAGGCCCCGCGCCTCCCGCTCCTGGAGGCCGCCCGGGCCGCCGTCATGGCCGGGGAGGACCCCCGCCAGGTCCTGGCCGCCAAGTTCGGGCCCACCGGCTCCCCTCGGCCCGGAGAGGTCCCCGCCGGGGGGACGCCCCGCCGGGTGGCCGAGGGCCGATCGGACGGGTCCACCCTCCCGGTGGTGGCCGCCTCGAGATCGATCCCGGACACCGGGACCCTGTGGGCCAACCTCCTGGAGACCGGGAAGATCCTGGAACCCCCCTATGACCCCTGGCTCCTGGTGTGCGCCGTGGACGAGTCCGACACGTTGCCCCAATGCGTGGACGTCATGGCTCGAAACATCGGGGGCCACGGGGTCAAGCTGGTTCCCCTGTTCGATACGGTGGACCCCACCACCGGCGCCGAGCTCGAGCCTCCCACCGAGGCCCAGGCCGAGCGGGAGGCCCTGGACCTGTGGCTGGCCGCCCTGAACGTGCCCCATGGCCTGATCGGGCTCCTGGACCTGGCCGATCGGGACTGTGAAACCGTGGGGTGGGCCACCCTCGAGGTCCTACGGGACCAGGCCGGCCTGGTGGCCGACCTGGGCCACGTCCCCGCCTACACCGTCCGCCTGGGCCCCGAGCATCCCCCCGTCCTGGTGGACCGGACGATCCGCCACCCCACCACCGGGAAGCTGGTCACCGTCCGACGTTGGGCCCGGTTCCGCCTGTTCGCCCAGGTGAAGGAAGGCCGGACGGTCTGGTTCAAGGCCTACGGGGACCCCCGCCACGTCAACTGGATCACCGGGGAGGTCCGGCCGGCCGAGGCCGAGCCCTGGGGAACCGACGCCCAGGGGAACAACCTGGAGGCCACCGAGCTGGTGTACATCCGCAACTACCACCCGGCCACCCCCTACGGGGTCCCCCGGTGGCTCGGTGGGATCCCCCACGTCCGGGCCTCGAGGTCCGCCGCCGAGCTCCTGGTGGACTGGTTCGACAACGCGCCGATCGGGGTCTACCTGGCCTGGATCGCCGGGGGCCGGTGGAAGCCCGGGGGCCTCGAGGCCTTGCAGGATCAGCTTGACCACGGGGGCCGTGGCATGGCCAACGCCTGGAACGTCCTGGGCCTCGAGGCCGACGTCGGGACGGGAGGGGAGCGGGACCCGCTGGACGAGACCCGGGACTCGCCCGCCCGGGCCGGCCTGGAAGCCCTGAATGCCGACCTTCCGGCCGAGCTCTACCACGGCCGGGACTCCCTGATCGACCGCTCGGCCGTCCGGGTCCGGGCCATGTTCCGCCTGGGGGCGATCTACTTCGGGGACTCCGAGGGGGAAAGCAACCGCGCCGCCGCCGACACGGCCCGAGCGATCGGGGAGGAACAGGTCTTCGCCCCGCTCCGGGCCTCCCGCTGGGAGAACGTGATCAACGTCCAGATCCTCCCGTCTATGGGGGTCAACTACTGGCGCCTCGAGCTCGAGGGGGCCACCACCGCCGACGACTCGGAAGGCCTGGCCTCGGCCCTGTCCTCCCTGGTCTCGGGGGGTGGAGCCTCCCCCAACACGTTGGCCAAGCTCTACGCTGAGCTCACCGGCCAGGCCGTGGAGCTGGTGGCCGAGCCCTGGGCCGATCGCCCGCTCGAGCTGACCCTGGCCCTCCTGGGCCAGGGCCTGGACCCCAATAAGCCCCTGGCCGAGCTGGCCGCCGAGGTCCAGGCCAAGGCCGATCAGGCCGCCGAGGCCCAGGCCGCCGCCCTCGAGGCCCCGCGGGCCCAGGCCGGCAACGGGGACCAGCCGGACCAGGCCGGGGGGAAGGCCACGCCGCCGGGAGGGAAGGGGAAGGCCCCGCCTGACCCCACCAAGGCCGCCAAGGCCCTGGGGGACCTGGTGGAGGTCCGCCAGCTCCTGATCGCCCAGCTCGAGGCCGAGGGGAAGGACGCCGCCGCCCAGGTGGTGGCCGAGCTCCCCACCGCCTGGAGGGGGTGACCTGGTGTCCTGGGCCCTCCCCCTCGAGGCCGGCCCCCACCTGGGGGGCCTCGAGCTCCCGCCACCAGGCCCCGCCCGCCGCCTGGCCTGGTCCGAGCTCGGGGCCCTCTACGCCCGGAAGGGCCGGGCCTGGACCGGCCTGGTCCTCGAGGACGGGGCCAGCCACGCCACCCTGTCCGCCCTCGAGGCGGTGGACGGCCTGGTCCGCCGCACCCTGGCGATCAAGGCCTCCCCGCCGGTCTACACCGGGATCGTGGACGATCTCGGGGCCGCCCTGGTGTCCGCCTGGGGGGTGTCCGAGGCATCGGTGTGGAAGGCCGCCGAGGACGCCGCCGAGATCGCCACCCGCCACGGCCGGGGGAAGGTGGGGACGGATCGGGTGGCCCGCCGCCTGGACCAGCTCCAGGCCGAGCTGGCCGCCCGGGGGGTGGACCTGGCCAAGGATCCCAAGCTGGCCGAGACCTACGCCGGCTACCTGGGGGCCGCCTTCACCCTGGGCCAGCTCGAGACCACCAAGCCCCTGGGGTGGGAGGTGGGGTGGAGCCTGGTGGACCAGGACGCGATCGCCGGCCTGTCCAGGTCCGGCCTGTGGTGGATCGGGAAGGCCCACGGGGACGCCCTGGACACCGGGAAGCTCCTGGCCGAGGTGGAGGGGATGGTGCGGGACGGGATGGGACGGGAGGACGGGGCCCGCCGGCTCCGGGCCGCCTTCGGGACCGAATTCCACCGCTCGGACGCCTACTGGCGAGGACTGGCCGCCACCGTGGCCACCAGGTCCCGATCCTTCGGGGCCCTGTCCGGGATGGAGGCCACCGGGGCCACCCGCTACGAGTACGTGAACCCCCTGGACGAGCGGACGTCCGACGTATGCCGGGAGCTGGACGGAACCACCTTCACGGTGAAGGGGGCGATCGAGCTCCGGGACCGCCTGGTGGGCGCCGTCCCCGCCACCGACCCCGAGGCCTGGAAGGCGATCGCCCCCTGGCCCAAGGTGAAGGACCTGTCCAGCTCGGGGGGCGATCGCCTGTCCCCCGCCGAGCTCCAGGCCAAGGGGATCGCCTGGCCCCCCCTGCACTTCCATTGCCGATCCTCGATCGACGTGGTGACCTGGGCCGAGATCCGGCCCGAGGACCTGGACGGCCCCGGGGCCGTGGAGCGGGCCGGCCCCACCCCCAAGCCCACCCCCAAGCCCACCAAGGCCAAGCCCGCGCCACCAGCTCTACCGCCGCCGCCCAAGGTCTCCCCCTGGGACCAGGCCAAGGCCGACCTGGCCAGCGCCAGGGCCCGCGCCACCGCCCTGGGCCTGGACCCCGACCGGGCCGGCCTGTCCGCTGGGACCGCCCGGGATCTCCAGGCCTGGTACGCCCGGAAGATCACCGACCCCGCCAGGCCACGCATGAACAGGTACCGCTCGGGGGTCACCGGCCTGGAGGACATCGGACAACCCGCCGTGGCCAGCCTGATCCCCAAGGCCCCAACGTCCAAGGCCTCCCGGTGGCTCGAGGTCCTGGAGGGTACCGCCGCCGACCACGATCTGGACCGGTGGGCCGCCCGGGAGCTCACCGAGGCCGCCCAGGCCCAGGCCCTGGGACACTGGCACGATCCGGCCCGCGTGAAGGCCGCCCGGGACTTCCTGGACCAGGCCCGCCCCTACTGGTCCGATCCGGCCCTGGCCGCCAGGATCCGGGACGAGGTGAAGGCGATCCGGGAGGTCCAGGCCGCGTTTCGCCGGGCCGTGGAGCTCGCCCCGCCCGACGTTTTGGAGGCCTGGCGGGTGGAGGCCACCCGGAAGATCCTGGCCGACGTGGTCCTCCCTGCGACCTGGGGAAAGGCCCAGCGGGAAGCCCTCGAGGCCGCCGCCGTGGAGGCCTGGCGAGGACTCCCGGTGGATCACCTTCGCCTGTTCCGCCTCGAGGGGGAGACTCTGATCCACAAGGCCGGGGAGACCCGGGCCTATGCCTCCCCCGCCGCCTTCGGGGGCTCGGTGACGATGGACCTGGGGAGCCTGATCGAGCCTCGAGGTGGGGTGTGGGCCCCTGTCCTGGTGAACCGCCAGCCCATGACCCTGGCGCACGAGGTAGGCCACCGCCTGGACGGAATCTTCGGTGGCTACGGGTTCACCGGCCAGGCCTGGAAGGCCCGGGAGGACTACCCCGAGGCCGCCGCCCTGTGGCGATCGACCTTCGGGGACACCTACCAGGCCGCCTGGGAGATCCCCACCAAGGGGGTGGGGAAGGGGAAGCCCAAGATCGTCAAGCTCCCCTGGAACGAGCCCCATAGCAAGTACCAGTACGCCGGATCGTGGGTTGATCCCTATGAAGCCCGGATCTACAACGGGGGAACGCGCAAGCCCACCCTGGACGACGTGGCCCCCTTCGGGGTGACCCTGGCCGGGGGTCCGATCGAGTTCATTAGTATGGCCACCCAATACGTCCAGGAGGCCGGGGTCCAGTCCTTCAACGCCGCCAGGGCCCGGGTCCTGGTCACCGGTGGGGGCGCCGAGTCCTGGCCCCGCGCCTACTTCAAGGCGATCACGGGATGGGACGAGCATCACCGCCAGATCGGGGCCTCGAGCTCGAGGACCTGGACCGCCCTGGTGAAGGGCCGGGCCCTCTACGGGACGGGCTACCGGGACGGCCTCGAGGCCCTGTACGGGGCCGGCCGCCGGGCCGTGGTCCGGGAGCTCGAGGGGGGCCACCTGTCCTTCAAGGGGGATCACGAGGTCCAGGCCTTCGCCCTCCTGGTCCGCTTCGCCCACGGGGTTCCCCTCGAGGACCTGGTGGGCCCCGGGGGCCTCCTGGCCGGGAAGCTGGCCGCCCCCCTGTCCGCCGAGGCCCTGGCCCAGCTCGAGGCCGCCGCCGCCTACCTGGACGGGACCACCGTGGCCGATCTGGCCCTCCAGACTCACCCAGACCTGTTCGAGCTGACCGGATCGGCCGACCGTTTCAACGCCAAGGTGGCCGAGCTGGCCGCCAAGGCCAAGCCCAAGCCCAAGGGGAAGCCTTGACCACCACTACCGTCCAGCTCGAGGCCCGGGGCCGAGACTCCACCCGCCTGGCCGTCCTGACCTGGGCCGGGCCGGGCCAGCCCGTCAAGCTGGGTCCGGGGTCCACCCTCCACCCCCTCGAGCGCCAGGCCGTCCTGGCCTACCTGACTAGCCCCAAGCCCCCCATGCCGTCCGACGCCGAGGGCCCGGCCGGGCCCGAGCTCGAGGACTGGTACCCCACCGCCTCGGTGGAGGGCCTGACCGTGGCCCTGACCGGCCTGGCCGCCGCTACCGGGGTCCA